TACATCATTTATGTGGTCACAGCCATCAAGCTCTCGGAGGGCGGTTACAAGCTTTCGCAGGAAGCGCTCACCTGCATCGCGATGCTCGGCTGGGAAGGGCTTACCCACAACGAGCGCCGCGACGGATTCGAAGTTTTGATGAGCGCGCACGATTACGTGTGGAAGGACCGGACGAAAGACATGGTCCACCGCCTGGAAGTCTGCGAATTGCTGTTTGATCTGGCGGAGAGATGCGCGACCCGCTCTTGATTGTCTCCGATGAACAGCCGGTGCCGGAGCAGCGCATCCCGGACGAGTGGCGCGCGAAATATCTCGACCGGGACATCAGCAAACTGCCTACCGATGTTCTTCACGCCTTTGATGACATTCACGAGCTGCGCAAGCAGCGCCGGCGTGACAAGGACCTGATCATTGCAGAGCTCATCGCGACCAGGCGAAGGCTGAAGTGGGCGAAACGGCAAATCTGGATTATGTCGCTGTTGGTGAGCCCGATTCTCGGAGCGGCAGCCAAAGCGCTGATCGACTGGTTAGTAAAGTGAGGTTCGCTCGAATCATTCTTATTCTTTCTGGACTGGTTTCAAGTCTTGCCTGCGCCCACTCTTCTCATCCGGCCTTCTCCGTAAATGCCCTGATTGACGCGCAGTGTTTGACCGCACCACTATTAATGCAGCGATGCGACGCTCGTAGCCAGCCACTGCGATGCGAGAAGGTGAAAGTCAGTTTCAGAAAAGGCTGCGAGCGGCTGGAGGTTAGCCGTGAGAACATGCCAGCCCCGAGGTGAACTGGAGTCGGTTGGGAACCTGATCAAGCGGGCGCTAGAACGCGCCGGCGCCGATCCCAGATTTTATTTGCCGCAACGCCCTTTCCGGCACACGAGGAGTTCGAAACCTGCAGCCAAAGGCTGCAACAAAAGCAGCGGGCGGCTGCAGGGCGTACAGCTGGAGCTGTTCGCACCAACACTAAAGACCGAGATGGAGCTGTTCGCACCAACACTAAAGACCGAGAGTCAACCGTTGATCGAAAGTGAACCGTTGACCGCGATTCATTCGCAGATGAAATCGAGCGCGATCACGCCCGAGAATCCGATCACGGACGCAGACGTACCGTTCTAACAAATGAGCACCGCAAGTATCGGCAATTCAGTGAACACCACCCTCGCAGACGTACGAGAACGCCTCGGACACTTGTTCGATGAAGTCGAAGAAGACAGAGCTGCGAGCGTCACCGCGCCCCGCAAGCAAATATGGACCTGTGGCTGCGGCCAAGATCGCGTGTACGGGCTGGACGTGCCGCCCGACGTTCTCGAAACCTCGGAAAAGATGCTGAAGTGCACGAGCTGCCAGTCTGCCACGCCGCACGCGTTCCGTTGCATCACCAAGACCGACTTACGCTGAGATGCGGACCGGTTACCGATTCGAGCGGCGCGAATGCGCCAAGTGCCATCAACTGATCTCGGTCGTGCAGTTCTCCAAGCACGAAGGCTCGAAGGCCTGCGCGGACATCGCCAGGGCGAACCTGAAAGCACAACAATGCTGGGCCCGCAAATGACCCAAGTTCTCTACGCGGCAAGCGCAGCCGCCGTCATGCTCGTTGCGCTGAACCTCTTCGCCTCACTCATTCGATGAACCCTCTAGCTGAACACGGAGACGCGATCTCGGCTGCTTTGTCCGAGCAGCCGGTGATCGTCAACCCCGACTTCTTCGTGCACGTCCATGAAGAAGAGCTTCTACGGTTGCGTACCATGTTGATACCCTTCGTCCGGCGTCCGCTCGCTCGCGACGTTGACCGGCGGGTGCTTTGCGACTCCTGCCTTGCGGGAATCCACAAGTGCGCCGAGATCGACTGCCCCTGCGCGTGCCGCGAGAAGTTCCTACCCGGCGATCTTTGTATTCACGAAGTGTTTGCGGCCAGAGCTACGCGGCGTCCAAGGATCGACCTCACATGAGAGCTGCGCGTTAATGGAGCACTTCGAATGCCGCGACTGTCTTCACGTTGGCTCGCTCGACGTGCACGGCGCCTGCGAACGTTGTGGAAGCCAGGCGGTCATCTCCGTCGAGGTCTTGTCAGTCCTCTGCCAGCTGAAGACGAACGCGACGATCCCGGCGAATGCTTCGAGCTGCCGCTTGACGGCGTGAACGATGGCGATGGCGTGTAAAAACTGCCGCGCCGAACTGAGCGGCAAATACCCCACGCACCTGGTCCAGGGCAGCGTTTACTGCGACCTGTGCTTCGACCTGCTCTGGACCATCCTGTCGAGCGTTTACTTGCTGCGCGCGCACAACGAATTCGTGCGCGAGAAAATCCGCCGGCGAGCGCGTCTCTTTGGAGACTGAGCCGTGGCCGCAAAGAAAAAGCCGAAGCCGAAAGCGAAGCAAAGTAAGGCAAAGGGCAAACGCAAAGACAAGCGCGCGCCTAAGACCGATCACCTCAAGCCGTATCAGTGGAAGCCGGGGCAGTCGGGGAACGCCGGCGGGCGGCCGTCGAAAAAACCCATCACCGATGCAATCCTCGCGGCGATGGCGGAAGAGCCCCAGCAGGTCCGCAGGATAGCGAAGAACCTGCTCAAGCGCGCGGCCAAGTCCGACTCGTCCGTCGTAGTGGTGAGAGACACAGTGCAAGGTAAACCTGTCCAGGAAGTCTCCGGACCCGACGGCGGCGCGATCCCGGTCACGGTCGAAGGAATTGACGAGGCGCTGATGAAGCTGCTCGCCGCCGCGGAAGAACGCAGGAATGAAAATAAGTCTACTGCCTAACTCTCTCTAAATGTCCGCTCAACCCATTCCGGTTGCGAAGCTCGCTTCCGTCCTTCCCTTCCTCACCGAAGACGAGAAGCTCTATGCGCTACGCCTGCTGAAAGCCCGCGAGGCCGCGGCGCCGCCACCGAAACCGGTATCGGCCGAGGAGCTCGTCACCCTCGAGGCCGACCTCGCCTCGTTCGTGAAGGCCGCCTGGCCGGCGCTTCATCCGGGCCGCAAGATGGCCTGGGACTGGTCGGACGATCTCATCTGCGAGTGGCTGACCGCCGTGCGCAAACGGCAGGTTACGAGGTTAATAATTAACGTCCCGCCGCGCACCGGGAAGACCACCAAAGCCACGATCTGCTTCCCGGACTGGACCTGGGCGACCGATCCCGCGCACTGCTTCATGTTCGGGTCTTACTCGGCCGAGCTTTCAACCGAGCACTCGGTTGCGCGTCGGCACCTGATCACTTCGCCCTGGTACCGCGCACTGTGGGGAGATAAGTTTTCGCTTTCGCTCGACCAGAACGAGAAGCGTCAGTTCGATAATGACAGGCGCGGGCAAATGATTGCTACCTCCGTCGGCGGGACCGCAACCGGCAAAGGCGCGGACACGATCATCGTCGACGACCCGATCTCGATCAACGACCGGACGTCGGACGCGATCCGCAAAACCGCTAACGACTGGATCGATTCGACCCTCAAGTCGCGCCTAAACGATCCCGCAACCGGCGCGATCGTGATCATCATGCAGCGCGTGCACGAGCTCGATCCCTCCGGCTACCAGCTCGAGCACGACACCGGCTGGGAACAAGTCTCGATCCCGCTCGAGGCGGAAGAGCAGAAAACTTACAGCTTCCCCATTTCCGGCCGCACGCATCTCCGCGAGCGCGACTCGGTGATTCACGCGGACCGCTTCCCTGCGAAGACCGTACTGAAACTTAAAGCCAGCCGGCTCGACTGGGCCGGACTCTACCAGCAGCGCCCGGCACCGATCGAAGGCAATCTGATTAAGCGCTCGGAAGTGCGCTACCACGGCGGAATCGATCCCGTTACGGGCGAGAAAGACCCCGAGCTTCCCGCGAGCTTGGACATGGTTTTGTTGTCGGTCGACTGTTCGTTCAAGGACCTCAAGACTTCGGACTACGTCGCGATCGGCGCGGTCGGCGTAAAAGGCCCGCGGCGCTACGTGCTCAATGTCGTGAATGCCCACCTCGACGTAGACGGCACGGAAAACGCCATCCTGCGCATGCGACGCGAGCAGCTCGCACTCGGGCGATCCGTCTCCGCGGTGCTGGTCGAAGACAAGGCCAACGGCCCGGCGGTGATCAAGCGGCTGAAGAAGAAAATCCCGGGCGTGGTCGAAATCGAGCCCCAGGGCGGGAAGATCGCGCGCATGTTCGCAGTGGCCCCGGAGTGGCAAGCCGGCGACTGGTCGGTCGACCGTAATGCCGCCTGGTGCGAACCGTTCATCCAGCAGATCACCATCTTCCCCGCGGCCGCGCACGACGATATGGCCGACATGATGTCGCAGGCCGGGATCCACCTGCAGCGCCCGGTACACGGCTTGATACAGGCATGGGCGGCGGATGCTGCGAGAATTGAGGCGGAGAAAGCGAAACCCGTGACCGCCGACGATCTGAAGAAGCAGCCGCAAGCCCACAAGGACGAGCAATTCGGCCGCACCGTGACCAATAAAGGTCTGGGTAAGGTGATGACGTCGGTGCAGCAGACCGACAAGTGTCCGAACTGCGGAAACGCCTTCCTCTCGCGCTTCGGCGAGGGACAGTGGAAGTGCGGCGCTTGCGGCAAAACCGGAAAGGACTGAGAAGTCATGGCAAAGAAGAAGACTGCGGTTGAAGTCGAAGCGGCGGCCGAAACCACACAAGCGGAAGAAACCACCGAAGCGACTGATCTGCAGCAGGCTGCCGGGCGCGAGGAAGAGCAAACCGCCGCGGCTGCAGGCGAAGAGACGGAACGCCGTCCGGATCCCAGCCAGGTGCGCATACTGAACCGACACGGAAACTGCGGGAACTGCGGCAACGCCCACATTGCGCGCTACGGCGAAGGCAAGTGGAAGTGCGTCTGCGGCGCGGGGAACTGTTGACGCTGAAGTTTAAATACCGCACGCTGCGCGTGGCGGTCCGCGTCATACACGGCTTCGTCCAGGCATGGGAGAAACTTTGCACGGTTACGGTTGCACTCTATGATCGCGCCAAGTTCAACCTGGTCCGCCTGAGAGTTCATTACCTTGTCGAAGTCAGCGAGTCGGCGAAGTGCCCAGCCTGTGGGATCCGGCAGAAGCACAAAATTCAGTGGGTTGACGACTACCAGTCGGTAATGCACGAATGCGCCCGCTGCAAAGCCCACTGGGGCGAGAAGCCGGTCGCGAAGCTCGAAGCGTGGAAAGTAAAGCCGATGCCGATGCCCGACGAAGAGCAGTCGAGCGAAGAAGTGAAGACCACGTCGAAGATCCGGCAAGTTGTGTAGTAGGGTTAGCTCATGGCACAACAAACACCAGAAGCGAAACCTGAGCCCATAAGCGGCGGAGCCCACATGTTGAAGTATGAAGACATGAGCGCAGCTGCCAACTATTTTCAGTACCGCGGATGGATCACGGCCGAGCAGCAGCAACACATCGAAAGCGAAATCAGACAAATGTCAGCGGCGTCGCCGTCGGGAACGTGGCGCCCAGCCGGGTCTTAGCGCGAATTGTAGTAGTATGCCCGACCTGCAGAAGATCGAAGGCAGCTCGACCATCGCCGAAGTCGGCTACGAAAAAGACTCGCGCCAGCTGACCGTGCGCTTTCACCACGGCGGTACGTATTCGTTCGCCGATGTTCCCGAAGACGAACACAATGCGCTGCTCACGGCGCCCTCGATCGGGAAGCATTTTCACGCGCGCATTCGCGGTTGCTATCCCGCAACCAAACTGACTTAAAGAAAACCCTCCGTGGCCAGCGACTTCTCTAGCGCCAACCCCGGCAAGAGCCGGCTACACCTTCCCGCCGGCGTAGCTTCGCCGCTGCCGATCTCCGCGATCGCGCCGACAGGCGGTACCGGAACCATCCGCGACATATCGAGCGACTATTGGTTTGGCCCGCTCCAACCGGTCACGCCCGTCGCGCCCTCGGGCTATCGGCCGCGCCAGTACGGCTACCAGCCGGGCGCTAATCTCATCTGGCAGCCGCGCGGCGAACAGGGCGGCATCACGCCGGAGACGCTGGTTGCGCTTTCGAAGTCCTGGGACTTGCTGCGCATTGTCATCGAAACCCAACTCGACCGGCTGTGCGCGCGCAAGTTCGAAGTCCGCGCCAAGAAATCCGCGAAGGACAGAACCAACAAAGACTGGAAAGAGCGCAACCTGTCGGACGCGAACGTCCAGGCACTGAACAACTTCCTCGCCTATCCCGACGGGCTTCACCCGTTCCCCACCTGGTTGCGCATGTGGCTCGAAGACATGATCGTCCTTGATGCCACTTCGCTTTACCTTGAGCGCGACTTAAAAGGCCGCATCGCCAGCGTGCATCCGCTCTGGGGAGGCACCATCAACCGCCAGCTCACAGACCAGGGCATTACGCCGCCGCCGCCCTACGTTGCCTACCAGCAAGTTGTGTACGGCTCGCCGGCATGTAACTTCACCACCGACGACCTGATCTACTTCATGCGCAACGAGAAGACCTACCAGCGCTACGGGTTCTCTCCGGTCGAGCAGATTCTTCTGACGATCTCGATCGCGATTCGCCGGCAGAGCTTCCAGCTCGACTACTACACGTCGGGGAATATTCCCGAAGCGCTGTGCTTCCTGCCCGAGAGCGTGCAGCCCGACCAAGTAAAAGAGGTGCAGGGCTGGTTTGATTCGGTCATGGCGGGCGATCTGGCGAAGCGCCGCCGGCTGACTTTCCTGCCCGGGTACGGCGACGGCAAGCCGAACGTGATCTTCCCCAAAGAGCCGCTCTTGAAAGACGAAATGGACGAGTGGCTGGCGAAGGTCGCCTGCTACTGCATCGGCGTCTCCGCGCAACCGTTCCTGAAGATGATGAACCGAGCCTCGGCCGAGCAAGCGCAGGAGACTTCGGAGAACGAAGGCCAGGAGCCTTTCTTGCAGTCGATCGAGTCTGTGCTCAACCTGATCATCCACAAGATGGGCTTCACCGACTACGAAGTGGTGCGCCAGCAGGCGATCGAGCAGGACATCCTGAAAGCCGCGCAGGCCGACAACTTACTGACCGGCAAAATCTACACCACCAACGAAGTACGCGAGCGCCGCGGCGAAGATCCTCGTCCGGAAAAAGAAGCAGACATGCTCGGCGTCTTCTCGCCGCAAAACGGATTCATCCCGATGCAGGCCGAGGCCCAGCTCGATCGGCAGAAAACACTCGGCACCGACCCGGAGACCAAAGCGAAGCACGCGAAAGAGGCCGCAGCTGCCGCACCGGCGCCGGTCGCGGAACCAACGCCGGACAAGAAAACAAAGCCGGCGAAGAAAGCGAACGGCCACACCCACTTCTCGGTGTGCAAGAAGCACGCCGGCAGCTATCCCCGAACCTACTGCCATGACTGCAACGTGGCCAATATCGCCCGTGAGATGTCGAAGCAAATGGCGAGCGAGATCGTGCAGTGAGCGCAGCTCTCGCTACTCCGCTGCAGCTGGTCCCGAAGCAGGATCACGCGTCAAAGCTTGCTGCGATCGAGGAGCGGCTGACAGCGCGGCTGACAAAGTTTTTCGCAACCGCTGCGAAAGCCGCGTCGCTCGCGGTTCTGAAGCAGACGACACCTGCGACAAAAATTGTTCGCAAAGCTGACAACGAGCCACCCGACTACGAGCTCCTCGCTTCCTCCGCCTTTCAGGCAATCGACTGGGAGCCGGTAGTCCAGGAGATTGAAGACGACATCGAGGAAGCGGTCGAAGAAGGCGGACTCTCGGGGCTTGCCTACATCGAGGTCTCGGACGAGGACCTGTTCGCAGAAGTGAACACGATCGCACGCGACTTCGCGAGGAAGCGCGCAGCGGAGCTGGTCGGCATGAAGTACACGGCCGACGGCGAGCTGGTGGCGAATCCCGACGCACAGTGGGCGATATCTGAAACCACGCGCGAGGACCTGCGCGACCTGATCGAAGCCGCCTTTGAACGCGAGGCTCCGATCGCGGACCTGGTCGACGAGATCAAAGCGTCCTCGATTTTCTCCGAAGCCCGGGCGGAGATGATTGCCGCGACCGAAGTGCAGCGCGCGCAGATCTTGGGCTCGGTAGAGATCTGGCGAGAGAGCGGCATCGTCGAGACCGTCATCTGGCAGGTGTCGAGCCTCGGGCCGTGTGACGAATGCGCGGACAATGCCGATCAGGAAGTTGACCTCGGCGACGCGTTTCCGTCGGGCGCTCAGTATCCGCCGGCGCATCCTTTCTGCCGCTGCGTGCTGCGGCCGGGCAAGGTCAACGCTTGACCTATCGGATTTACTACGGTGGCGGCGAACGCGAACATGCGTGGATCATTCAGACGGTTGAAGGGCAGGAAGTACGCACGGTGGCCACGGCTCGCGAAGTATTTCTCTTTGCCGATTGCACGCTCGCGCCACAAGTCGAAGGCCCGAAACCGAACGGCTACTTACTGGTGAACGGCAAGCTCGAAATCAAGGATGGAGTGGCAACCATCCACAAACCCTAACTCGGAGACCACAACCATGAGCAACAAAACCCAGCGCGGCCGCTTTCAGAACGACTTGATGAAAGCCAACCACGAAATTCTTCGCCTCGGCAACATCTGCACCCAGCAGGGCCAGCAGATTTCGCAGCTCGTGAACATGCTGTGCGCCGTACTCGTCAATCACCACAAAGGTTCCGTAGACCTCTCGCCCGAAGACTGTCTGCGCTCGCAGGAAATGATGGTCAACGCGAAGTCGCTCGACCGGATGGGATGTGTGCGAATCAGCGCGAAGCCAGTTGGAGCGGACAAGCTGCAGCTGACCGACGCACCGCCGCCGGCTCCAGCACCTCCAGCTGCGGGCTTGGCGCTTGTGCCGTCCAAAGAATCGGCAACGCTGGAACAGGAGCCGCAGCCGGAACCGTTGACTTGTTTCGATCCGTGGCATGCCGACGAGAACGCGATCGGGATTCGCTGCTCGTTGTGCGGGGACAGCAGGAAACTTCCGGCGGAGATCGCCTAGTCGTTTGCGATAACGCTTTTAGAAAGGAAACCTCACGGTTATGCAAGCATTCTCTCGATTCGGCCGTATTGCCCTCGTCCCTCTGCTTCTCTGCGCTCTTACCTTTGCCCAGCGCGCGACCGGAAATGCAGTGATCTCGTCAAGCGGTGCGCAGGTCAGCTTTCCGAACTCGGTCGGCGGAATGACGGTGAGCGTCGAAGAGCTTATTGCCGGCGCGCCCGCGACCGTCTCAATCGTAATCTCGGGATGCAAGAACGGCGCCACCTGCGACGTGCTTGACACCTACACCACGGTTGCCAATGCGATCCGCAACCCGGCGCCGGCAAAAGCCTACGACTACTTCCTGGTCTCGGCCAGCTGGACCGGCGGTACAAGCGTTTCGGTCACCCTGAATTACACCTCAACCATCGCACGCAACTACAACGGGAGCGCCCCCGGCGGCACGGCGGGAGGCGACCTTTCGGGGAGCTATCCCAACCCTACGGTAGCGAAAGTGAATGGCTCTACTCCTGGCGGAAGCTGCACCAATGCAGTCGTGACCTCCGTCAGCAGCAGCGCCGTTCCTGCGTGCACCCCCTCGCCAAGCGTGACTCGCATCAGCGTGAACGGGGCGACCACGCTGGTGGCAGGGGACTTCACGCTGAGCGCGGGCTGGGGATCAACGGCGACTACAGCGATCACCGTCGCAACCTCCAAAGATTCAAGCGAACGTAACGACCATCACGACCGGCGGATCCGGGATCGCGGCGAATCCGACCTATACGCTGACCTTTCACGACGGCACCTGGACGCAGGTCCCGGTGTGCACAGCGATCCAAACCGGCGGCAATGACATCATTGCGGACTTGACCGTGACCGCACGATCGGCGACCGCCTACACCTTCCAGTGGAACGGCACGGCAACCACGGCGAAGACCTACGAAATTTCCATTCAGTGCATGGGGAGCTAGAAGATGACAAGACTCAAGCACGCGCTTCTCGTCGGCTTCATTATGGCCGGCTGTGTCTTCGCGCAGGTGTACAACTCGACCACCGGCCGATACCACGGGAGCGCAAGCGGCGTGGCACAGAAGACTGTGCTCGCCTCCGACTACACGAACGCGACCACCACCTTCTCGAATGTCGGCTTTTCGCTAACGGTCGCGGCCAACACCAGCTACACGCTGAGCTGCACGCTGATCTACCAGGGATCTACAACCACTGCCGGCCCCAAGTTTCAGTTCACCGGACCGGCTTCGCCGACTAACGTGCTGGTCGGAGTGAACGGGGGAACTGGCGCGACCGCGATGGCGAACGGTGCAGCGACAGCTTTGTCGTCGGCCGTGACTTCGCTCGGCACGTTAGGCGACACGGCCACCAATCACGTCGGCACCGTGACCCTCGGTTTAGTCAATGGAGCGAATGCGGGCACGGTACAGCTTCAGGCGGCAGCGAACGGATCCGGCACGGTGACGATCAAAGCAGGGAGCGCCTGCACCAGCCTTTAAGACTTTTGCGCGGCCACTGCCGCTTGGCTTTTTTCGTTTTCGCGCTCCGCGTGAGCGCCGCACGTAGCCACCGAATCATGCAGCCACATAAACACACCGGGCGAGATTTCCCGGCGCACGGGCTCGCGTCCGAGTTTGCATTGAGGGCAGAGCTTCGCGTACTTCGCTTCGGGACTGACCGCGCTTCCCTTTTTCTTCTTCATTCTGAGGCCATCTTATGACACCGCACACCTTCCGCAAATTCATTCCGCTCTCGAAAGTTGAAGAAGGCACCGACGGCGTCACTAAGGCCTACGGGATCGTCACTGGCGAAGCGCCGGACAAAGAGGGCGAGATCTGTGACTACGCCTTCGCCAAGAAGTCGTACAAGTCCTGGTCGAACGAAGCCGCCGAATCAACCGAGGCGGCTGGGCAGGACTTGTCGCTTGGGAATATCCGCCTACAGCACACCCTGCAGATCGCGGGCAAAGCCATCAAGCTCGACTTCGACGACACCAAGAAAGTTATCAGTGTCGGTTCGCAGACCGAAGATCCCCAAGTCCGCAAGCTCCTCAAAGGCGGCTACGTGCGCGGCTATTCGCAGGGCGGCGCCTACGCCTTCCGCAAGTGCAACACCTGCGAAACCGACATCCCCGACAACGAGGACGGCTCGAAGGGCCACTACTGCCCGTCCTGCAAAAAGAACGTGCACGTGCGTTACGGTCCGGTGATCTCCGAGGTCAGCTATGTCGACAATCCCTGCTTTAAGCAGGCGAAGTTCTCGATGGTGAAGGGCGCGAAATTTCAACTGGTGAAGTCGGACGGCTCGGCCGAGCTGCAGAACTTTGCCGAAGGAGAAGATTCGATGGATACTCAACTCGCCGAGCGGCTGGAAAAACTCACCGCCCAGCTCGAAGCCGCACTCAACAAGGATTCAAAAACCAAGCGCGTGGCCGGGGAAGACCTGACCGCCGACTGCTTCGCCTACGTGGGCGACAAAGAAGACACGTCCACCTGGAAGCTCCCGATCAAGTTCTCGACTGATGCGAAATCGAAGTCGCACGTGCGCAACGCGCTCGCGCGCTTCAATCAGACGAAAGGAATTCCCGACGGCGAGAAGGCCAAGGTGAAAGCGAAGATCGTGGCCGCGGCAAAGAAGCACGGGATCGAGGTTTCGGACGAAGCCGACAAGGCCATGAAGGCCTGGGTCGACGGCGAAGTGAACTCGCTGATCGAAAAGACCGCCGAGTCGAAGGGCATGAAGAAGGGCATGTACGAGGTCTCGCGCTTCGCCTCGATCCTGCAGGACATCGCCTACCTGCGGGTCTCGTCCGAATACGAGCGCGAGCGTGAAGGCGACGATTCCACCCTTCCCGAAGATTTACAGCAAGAGCTTGAGGCCCTGGCCGAGTGCTTCCTGGCCATGGCCGAAGAGGAAAGTTCGGAGTTAACTACAGCCGCCGACCAGGCGGGGAAAATTGGAGGACCGCTGTATATGTCAGACAAAAACGCCGACCTGGCGAAGGCGGCACGCAAATCGGTGGCGGAGCATGCGAAGGCCATGAAGGATTCGATCTCCGAGCACTGCGACAAAGTCTCGAAGGCGATGAGCGACCACAAGGATGCAATGTGCGCGCACGTCGACAAACTCACCAAAATCCTGGGCGCCGACGAAACCGGAGAAAAAGGCGACAAGCCCGAATCGATCAACATCACCGCCGAAGGCACGCCGAACCTGAAGGCCGTGGTTGCCGAACTGCAGAAGACAGTGGCGGAACTGAAGAAAGACAAGCCGGCCGAGCCCAGTTTTGTCTCGATCGGCAAAACCGCCGACGGCGTCGAAGTCTTCAAGAAAGCCGATCCCGCTCCGGCCGCTGCCCCAGCAGCTGCGGGCGACGACAAGCCGCTCACCAAGGCCGACCTCGAAGCCTTCGGAGAGAAGATGTTCAACCAGGGCGCGCAGTCCATCCTCAAGGCCCTCACGGGCGCCGAGGAAGACGACGGCAAAGGCAAGGACAAAGAAGGCGCCGACGTCAAGAAAGCTGCTGCCGCCCCGGGCGTCGGTGAGCGCACGACCACGCTGCTGAACGGCGGCCCGGTGCTGCGCGTCATGCCGGTGCGCAAAGCCGAAGACGAAGTCCCGACCACGAAGGCGCCTGACGCCGCGCAGCCTGCCGCAGTCGATGTCACGAAAGTGATGTCGGGCGACACCGCCGCGCAGCTGGCCTTCATGAAGACTGCGAAGCCGGCCGATCTTCCTCCGACCATCGCGACGGCACTCTCGCAGCGTCACCACTCAGCAAATTAGTTTTTAGGGCCGCTACCAAACCCCCGGAGCGCCCAGTTCGATTTCGAAGTGTCCCGAGCGCACACAAAAAACAGAACTCAGGAGAAATGAAAATGAACTTCAGCGAAGAAACGCTGGCGTTGATTAAAGGTCTGCGCAAGGACATCACCACGTCCGGCATCTCGACCGGAACCAACCTCAACTTTTACTACCTGGAGCCGCAGGCGAAGAACATCTACCCGGTGTTCTATCCCATCCTCGCCTCGACTCCACGTGTTAACCCGATGTTCAATGGCATGCGCGTCGGCGGCACGGCCGTGAACTGGAAGGCTGTGGTCGGAATCGATGCTGGTGGATACCCGGCATTGTCGGAAGGAAACCGCAACGCCTTCATGAACATCACCGAGCGCGACTACGCCTCGACCTTCAAATTCCTCGGCAAAGACACCGAAGTGAGCTTTCAGGCGCAGCAGTCGGGCTTGGGCTTCGAGGACAACATCTCGCTTGCCCAGCTCTCCATGCTGAATGCGCTGCTGAACGACGAAGAGCGCATGATTCTCTATGGCAACTCCGGGCCGTCCGGATCCGGCGGGAACAACGGCTACTCGCTGGGCACCACTCCGACTCCGGGAACTCCAACCACGGCAACCACCGGCGGCTCGATTCCGAACTCGGCACAGAACGTGGTGTTCTGCGTAGCGCTCACCGCGTGGGGCGTGCAGCTCGCAACCTCCACCGGCGTGAAGCTGCCCTTCCTGCGCACCAACGCCGACGGCTCGACCGACGTGATCAACGGCGGCACCGCCGTGATCTCGGCCGTTTCCGCTTCGGTAGCTACCACGGGCAGCGGCACGAGTGTGCTGAACGTCTCGGTGACTCCGGTCCAGGGCGCGTTCGGTTACGCGTGGTTCATCTCGCAGAACGCAGCGCCCACCACGGCGAACGCCTTCTTCAGCGCGGTGACCTCGACCGCAACCGCACAGCTCACCACTTACAACAACACCAACCAGGCCGCGAACGCGCAGAGCGCCACGGTTGCGGGAGCTGCCGGCAACCTAACCGCCGACCACAGCTTCAACAACCTGGACTTCGACGGCATCTGCACCTGGAACGTCAACACCGCCTCCGCCTCTCAGCCTTCGTACTACAAGGACCTGAACGGAGCGGGCTTCACCTCGAACGGCGACGGATCGATCAAAGAGTTCGAGGACGTGGCCGACTTCCTCTGGAACAACTACAAGGCGAGCGTCGACAAAATCTACGCCGGCGGCAGCTTGATCCAGTCGATTTCGAAAGCCATCCTGACCGCCTCGGGCGGACCGGGAGCGCAGCGCATCATGTTCGAATCGGGGCAGGCCGGGAAGCTCACCGGCGGCACGCTGGTCGCGCAGTACCGCTGGAAGTACTCGTCCAGCGCAGCGCCGAAGACCATCGATGTGTGCGCACATCCGTGGCTGCCACAGGGCGCGGTCCTGTTCGATATCACCACCAACCCCTATCCGGCTGCCGGGAATTCGATTCCCGCGGTGCGGCGCATCGTCTCGCTCGAGGACCACTTCTCGATCAAGTGGCCTTACCGGAAACTCGAGCACGAGCTGGGCGTGTATTGCTTCGAGACCCTCGAACACTACATCCCGTTCGCGAGCGGCCTGATCCTGGGCGCCGCCAACAAGGTCAACTAGTCGCAAGTTTGCCCGGTCTTTGTGTGCTCGCCGGGTGAATAACAGTGGCCGGTTTTCCGGGGGAGGAGTCCCGGCCGCTGTCACTTTTTGACAGAAGGATGCGAACTTAACCGAGTTCCCTCCCTCCGTCCGGGGCTGGCAGTCCGCAAGAGCTGCCGGCCTCGCTCCCTTGTTTCTTTTCGCAGTTATGCCATGCCGCGATCGCACTTGCATCGACAACGGCAACCGCGATCGTCGCGAGCTCGAGCGGAAAAACCGTCTACGTTTGCGGCATTAGTTACACGCTGGCCGGGACTTCCCCGACTTCAATCTGGTCCTCGGCTGCGAGCTGCGGGACCTCACCGACAAACCTGACCGGAACGTATGCCCCGAACACAGGCAGCGTAATCGAGATCGGGTTTGGAGGCCACGTGGCGTTCAAGAGCACCAGCGGCCAAAACCTCTGTCTCACACTTGCGGGAACTTCGCCCTCCGCGCAGGGCGTCATTACCTACGTGCAGCAATAAATCACCATGCCCACACCGCCGGCCGATCCTCGCGACCTAGTGACGCTAAACGACGCCATGACCTGGCTCGGACTGCAGCCGTCGAATGCCGCCGAGCAGCCTATAGTCCAGAACCTCGTAACCGACGTGAGCCTGTCGGTTCTCTCCTACACTGGTCGCGCGACTCTGAATTCCATCCTGCCATTCAATGAGACCTACGACGGATCCGGATCGCAGCGCCAGTACGTCAAGAACTCCCCGATTCTTTCCGTGCTCTCGCTCTCTATCAACGGCCGTCAGCAAGCGCCTTCGACCGCGTTCGGCGTTGCCGGCTATTTGATCGACCAGGACCGCAAGTCAATTTCTTTGCGCGGCGGCTCGAGCGGATCCGGAAGCTTTTCGACGACGACTCTGGGGGGATGGGGCCCGTTCTTCCAGAAGGGGATTCAGAACGTAAACGTCAGCTACCTGGCCGGCTACAGCTTGATGCCGGCTGAGCCTTACAAAATTCCCGCGACTCCGTTTCAGATCACCGTCATCAATACTGCGAGCTTCGTGCTCGACATGGGCGTGACCTACGCCCAGAGCGGGATCGCGCTGGTCCCGGTGACATCCCCGCCGGCGCAAGGCCAGTACAGCGTTTCTAGCGCTGGCGTCTACACCTTTAGTGCTGCCGATTCCGGAGTGCAGATCGTTATCTCCTACGGATACAACGGAGCACCAGGCGACCTGCAGGTCGCCTGCAAACGGATTGTGGCGCTGATCTACAAGCGCAAGCCGCAGGAGGACCTGAAGTCGAAGATGATGACCGAAGGCGGGACCACGAACTTCCGCGACTGGGCGTGGCCGCCGGAAGTGAAGACCACGATCGAGAAGTACAAGCGCAGGGCGATCGTCTAGCCTGCGAGTTCTAGCCACTGATTGTCTAACTCATGATCTCGCTCACTTTTTCCGGATCAGATGCGACGCTGATCGCGCGCTTCGAGCGCAAAGCGAACCTCGCTGTCCATGCGCTCGCGTCGAAACTGCAGGCGCTCAACTTCCAGCTGCAGGCGAAGATCGTTGGAGAGAAACTGTCCGGCCAAGTCCTTAATCAGCGCACAGGGAAAGGCGCGGCGTCGGTGCGGGCGTTGCAGGTGGAACAAGAACCAGGTCAGATTCGCGGATCCGTGCAGGCCGGGGGCGGTCCGGCGTTTTACATGCGCATCCAGGAAAAAGGCGGGACCAGCGACTACACGATCGCGCCCGTCGACAAGAAGGTGCTCGCTTTCATGATGGACGGCAAACAAGTGTTCGCGAAGATGGTGCACCATCCGGCGCTCAAAGCGCGGCCGTTCATGTCGACCTCGCTGAATGAAATGTCGCCCGAAATTGTCGAAGGCCTGCAGCTCACGCTGAACGAGGTGGCTGCGCAGTGAGCTTCGCTAGATGAACAATCCGCGCGAGACGATTTACGCGGCCTTGTTCGCACTTGGCTCCGGGCTCACCTGGACGGATCCGAATGGAGCGCAGCAGTGGCAGCTGAAGAGCCGCCGGCTGCTCGCATGGAGCGATCCGGGAGCGGGCAACCAGCCGGCTTTTTTTCAACGCGAAGCGCGCGAAGGCGCGGACCAGGTGCAGGCTTTTGGGGCAACCCGCTGGAAGCTGCGCGCGCAGTGGTGGATTTATTTGCAGATTGCGCCGGATGAAGCGACCATCCCGTCGCAGTTCATGAATCCACTGCTCGATGCGCTCGACAAGCTGTTCGTGAATCCCGCGCAGAACCAGACGCTCGGCGGACTAGTTACGAACTGCTGGATCGACGGCGAGATCGTCATGGACGATCCGGTGTATCCCGACCAGCAAGCGGTGATCGTAGTTCCGGTGTCGCTTCTCACCGGGACATAGCCGCACACAGAATAGACCCACAACCAAGCTTGCCTCGCGGCCACGGGGCAGTGCGCCGCAGACTCTTCGGCGCAAGGGCGTGGCCTGCCACTCCGAGGGCAGCTCACGCCCGAAGAAAACGTTTCGCGAATGTCGCTCGGAGAACTTCAACAGCGCACCTCGGAGGGCGCAGGTAAGTGGTCGGTCGGAACTTTAACCCTCTCGTTTAAAGGAGCGTTACCATGTTTGAATTTTTTGGAGCAGGATCTATGTTCGTCGCCCCAGTGGGAGGGAATCAGCCTGTAAACCCTTCCGCCATGGCCATCCTCGGCCTTCAGGGCGCGTCCGTTTCACAAGATCAAAAGCTGGTGGAACTGAAGGGCGCCAACAAAGGCCCGGACGATGTCGCAACTGCAGATTTCACCGTGAAGGGCAACATCGAAATGGCGCGCGTCGATGTCGACCTTTTCAACCAGGCCTACTACTCGGAAGCCATGACCACCAACGCGCCGATCGTGGTGCCGAATGAAGCTGGCACGGTTCCAGGCATGACCACGTTCACCATCACAGTTTCGGGCTCCGCCACGTGGACGAAAGACCTGGGCGTGCGCTACACCAACGGCCAGCCGCTGGTGAAAGTCTCCTCCGTGACTGCGAAGGGGCAGTATTCAGTAGCTGCCGGCGTTTACACCTTCTTCTCGGGTGATGCTTCGGCAACCGTGCTGATCTCGTACGTGAAGACCTCAACCGCGGGCACGCTGCTGACCGTGCACAATCAGCTGATGGGCTTCGGACCGATCGTCGAAGTCTACATGTGGGAGAACTACAACTCTCTCCTGAACCAATCCGTGAACAACGGCATCCATCTTTACGCCTGCCGTTTCGCGAAGAACGACCTCACTATCAAGCGCGACAACTTCGCGATGGTGAAGATGGAGTTCGAGGCCTTCCCCAACCCGAACATCGCGGGATCGCCGTGGTTTGACCTGATCGACGGCGCCGGCACCGGCCTGTGATCCTGATCTGACCGACAGCGGGCGGTGGCGCGCGAGCGCTGCCGCCTTTTGAAGTTCACACATTTCACATTGGAGGAATCGAGTTATGGCAGACGGAAAGGCAGTACCCCTGAAGGTCGGCGCCTTCTCGGTCGGCGACAAAGTCACGGTCTCCGGAAAAGCCGGCAGCGCATTCTTGCTCGGCCGCGAGGTTGGAGCGAGAAAAGACGAGGAAAGCTTTCCTGCGACGATCGTGGGCTTCGCCGGAACGGACCGTGTCATCGTCGAAGAAGATGGCGGACTGCGCTACAGCGTCACAGCCGAGCAGCTTAGAAACTAAGTTCTCTCTTCCCTTGTTTACGCAACGGGAGCGGACGCCCATTGTGCCGCTCCCGATTATTGTTTCCCGCACGCTTAACACTCTCGGAGCAACTCGGAGGAAAACATGAAGACCAAAGAAATAGAAGTTGGAGAGCAGAAGTTCACCATCGCATCACTCACCGTCGACCAGTACGAACAGTTCATCGGAGATGGGGTGACCAAGAAAGGCAAAGAGTTCATCCGCGCGCACATGGTCCCGATCGTTGCAGCATCGCTTGAAAATGCGGCCGCTGGAAATGGCAAATGGTTTGTCGCGGCCGCTTCCGATTCCATGGCCGTACGCGAGCGCAAGTGGACCGACGCCGATGTCTCAGCGACGCTCGACTTCGGCGAGCTCGAGCAGCTGTACGGCGAAATCATCCAACTGAGCGGACTGAAAACCTCGGGCGCGAAGCCGGGGGAAGCCGCCGCGGCAACGAACCAGTAAGTTTTCTTCGTTGCCGCTTGCTTCTAGAAACCGGCTGGGAGTGGGACTTCGTCGGCCGGATGGAGCTGTGGCAGGCCCTCGCGCTCACCGAGTACCGCTACTTCCATCCCTCCGCCGATTCACTCGTAGCCGCTTATCTTGGCTACAAACCCTCTCGCGCGCTGGTTGAACTTCCGACACTCTCGGAAGAAGAGAAGCAGAAGTGGGAGCGCACCGGAGTTGTCTTTTCTCCGCATGCGCCGCCGGTCGAGAAACTCCCCAACATCATCAAGGAACGTTTCCCGTTTTTAGTCCAAGGCCATGCCTGAAGACGATTCCACGTTACAGATAACCACGGTTGTCGATACGACACAGCTCGAACAGCTTCCCGCCAAAGGTGCGTCTGCGGTCAACCAGTTCGCGGACAATATGACGCAGGGGTTCGCTAAGGCTGGGCAGGCCGGCGATACGCTACAGGCGAAGATTCAGGAGACCTCCGCTGACCTCGCGCAGTTGACCGCGGCCGCGCGCGTGCAAGCGGAATCGCTGCGCGACAACTACCGCGCTCTCTACGAAGAAGCTGCCAATGGCGACGACGCGGTGCTCGAATCTCTCGGCCAGCAGGAAGCCGCTCTCGCTGCAACCAAGGCGCAAATTGCCGGAGTTCGCGAGGAGCTCGCCGGGCTGATCGAGCAGCAGCAGGAGCTTTCTTCCGTTGCGTCTCTGCCGGTGCTCGGCTCTGTGCCTGCTGGGGAAACCGCAGCCGCGGGGGGAAGCGAGGCGCAGGGCGCGGCAACTGGCGCCGATGCCGATGCGATGACCGCGCTCGCCACTGCGGAAAATGCTGCGGCCGAAGCTGCTAACCGCCTCACTGTTGCGCAGGAGGGCTTTACGGTTGCGGCGGAAAAGGCCAACACCATCGCCCTCACTCAAGCCCAGGCACTCGCAGTCATGGGCCAGCAGCAGGCGCAAGTATCAGCCGCGCTTGCGCAATCGCAAGGCCTGCAGGCGCTAGCCGCGCAGGAAGCGCAGCGTCACGCGCAAGCCGAGACCCAGCTGGCAGCTTCCACAAATGCGGCTAACGAAGCCGCCATGCTGTCGGCAGAAGCCTGGCAGGAAGCTTTTGCGGCGAAAGAAGAGGATGTAATCGCGACGCAAGGCTCTACGCTGGCGCTGGATGAAAACATCGCCGCGCAATACAGCAGCGCAAACGCAGTGCGGTCGGGAATTTCCGATCGCCAGGCCGCGTCCGCTTCGCTTCGCACGCTGGAATTGAATCTGCAGGGCTCGACCCGCGCGGCCGGAACCTTCTTGACGCAGGTGCTCGGCCTTGGCCCGGCTCTGCAAGTCGCCTTCCCGGTCATCGGTGCGATCGCGCTAGGCGAAGTTCTGGTTACCGTCGGCGAGCGGGTCTACACGCTCTACGAGAACATCGTCAACCTGAAAGCGGAAATCTCGGCGCTCGGCGAAGCCTCCGAGAAAACCGCGAAGCAGGCGGCGGACGCCAACTGGAAGTGGATCGAATCGCAGGCGGAGGTTCTCAAGTCGCAGGGCAAAATTCGCGAGGCGCAGGAGTTGCTGGCTGCAAGTTCGGGCGAAAAACCTGTCTCACTCTCGCTCGGCGTCGACGACAAGAAGCTGAAGGACCTGCCCGACGACATGCAGGCGTTCGCGCAGAAGTTGAAGGAGGTCCACACCCAAGCGCAGGCCGAATCCGTCTTCAAGGAACTGGACACGCAGATGTCCACGACGAAGACCAGGATCCAGGAACTCGAGCAGCAGATCCCGGCTCTTACTCAGCAGCTGGAACAGTCCGCCGCGCATCCGACCGGACCGGGCGGAGGCCTCGCCGCGGGAGAAGGCTTCGAGCTTTCCCATCTACAGGCGCAGCTCACCGCAGCGACCGAGTACTACAACACCCTGCAGAACCTCCGAAACACAAACACCTCCAACGCCGCGACCGAGTCCACCAAGGTCTCCGACATGGACGTTTCCGTGTTCAGGCGCCAAACGGAAGAAGCGCGACAGAACCTCGCCGCTGTCAAAACCATTCAGGACGCGAAAGCTTCGCTGGCCGAAGAAGAAGTGCGCAGGGAATTGCAGCTGGGCGAAATCTCCCAGTCGCAAGAGCTCACACAAATCCAGCAGATCGAGACCCGCAAACTCTCAGCCATCATCCAGGCGCAAGAGTCGGTGCGCTCCGCCATCCAGGCCGAGGCGTCGAAGACCGCGGCCATCTCCGAGAACATCGCCGAGACCGCGCTGTCGCAACACAAGATCACGCTGCAGCAAGAGCAGGAGCTCGTACGCGAAGCGGAGACCGAGAAGCTACGCACCACGCAGCAGCTTGACGCCGAGATCACCGCCGAAAAACTGAAACAGCAGCAGGACGTGATCAAGTCTCAAGTCGCCTCCGACCAGGCCGAGCTGAACGAGCTCATCCGCTCGATCGAAGTCCAGGTTGGAGCCACGAAGACCGGCAGCGCCCAGCGGGTTTCGCTCATTGAATCGGAAGTCGCGGTCGTCGGCCTCTTCTACAACTATCAGGGCGAAGAGTACGAAAAGATGCTGGCGAAGCTCGCGGCGGCGGATCGTGAGCGCGTGGCGGAGGTCCAGCGGCTCGCAACCCAGGAGCTCGAGCTGCGCCTGAAGGGAATCAAGGAAGCGGCCGACGCCGAAGCCCAGTCTACCGACAGAGCGATCGCGGACCAGCAGCGCGAGCTGAACGAGATCAACAGCATCCAGCAGTCGCAGCTGCGCGGCGCGGTCCAGGACGACAAACGTTTCGGGCTTCCGGACATCGGCAAGGTCCAGGCACTCTATCAGCAAATGCAGGATGCCGAGCAGCGCTACATCAACGGCTCGATCCTGCTGGCGCAGTCGGCAGCGGACGCGAAGATTCAGGCCCTACAGAAAGTCGAGCAGGCCGCCGAGATCGCGGCCCTCGAGGACCCGGCGAACTCCGCGAAGTTCGTGCAGGACGCGCAGGAAGCGGCGAACAAAATCGCGGGCATCGAACAGGACCTGCAGGCGAAGCTCAAGCAGCTTCGCGAACAGGGTGCCGCGGAAGACCAAAAGATCGAACAGCAACTGGTCCAGTACAAAGAGCAGGAGGAGCAGAAGATCGCCTCGAAGATGCTTCAGTACGAGGACCAGGCGCTCTTCCACTCCAAGTCTTTCGGTCAGGCGGTGCAGAACATCTACCGCGACCTCGCCGAATCCGGCATCAACGAAATCCTGCAGCTTGCGAACCGCTGGATTGCCGAGCACGTGATTATGGAGCTGGCCACGCGCCTGTTCCATCTTCACAACACCGTCGCGGGCGCCCAAGCCGACGCGCAGCAGTTGACGCAGACGGTTACAACCAACGTCTCGACCGTCACGTCCGAGGCTGCCGTCGCCGCTGCCAAGGCCTACGCCGCCTACGCTGAATTTCCTCCGGTTGCGGCGGCGATGGCAGCGGAAGCGGAAGCTTCGGTTCTGGCCTTCATCCCCGAGGCCTCCGCGGAAGGCGGCTATGACATCCCCGCCGGCGTCGATCCGATTCTTCAGGCCCACGCAAGAGAGATGGTTTTGCCGGAAGAGCACGCCGACACCATTCGCGGACTGGGCGACATCGTTCCGCACATCGCCACACCCGGTTTCTCCGTGCCTCAACTTCCCGATTTCGCGCAAGCGCTTTCCCGCGGAGAATTCTCCGGACAGATCTCCAACATCCACAGCGAGTCTCGTTCCTCGGATGAATCCGGAGGCGACTTCCACTTCCACGCCGGCGACGTGAACGCGAACGCCCTCGACCGCACCGGGGTCTCGGAAATTCTGCGCAGGCACGGAAGCGATGTAGCGAAGGCCGCCATGAAGCTCTATAAGCAGGGACACTTCTCGAAGCGTTAGCCATGCAGTACATCTTCCACCGCACCCGGGGCAAGCTCACCAAAAGCGAAACGCCGTATCCGGTGCACATCTCCGAGGTGCGGCAGAACGGCGAGCTGGTCGCCTACGCGCAGGAAGTGTCTTCGCTGGTGTTGCAGAGCGTGCTGCTGTCGCTTTACGACGCGACCCTAATTGCGGACGATCCCGACTGGAAAGGGCCGCGCGCCTAGCCTCCCGTGCCGCTCCCCATCATCAGCTTCGACCCGATCCTGGCGAACTCCGTTCGAGGCCTGGCCTGGTCGCTCAAGAAAACCGAGCAATGGAAGACCATCCGGCAGGAAGCCAACCGCCGCGTCGTCAAGCTTCCGCAGTACAACAATCCGCTCTTTCAGTGGGAGCTGAAGTGGGGCTATGTGAACGACGGCTGGCCGGGAGCGATTCAGCCGACGCAGCAATCAAACGTTCCCTACTCCGACTTCAAGGTCCTGCGCTCGCTCTACTTTCAGGCCAAAGGCCAGGGCAACGAATTTTATTTCCAGCCGCCCGATGCGATCGTTGCCGGCCAGGCGATTCCCGCGCCAGATGCGAACAACAACTCCGAAGTGGTGCACACCTACGGCGGCTACCCGCTGCCCTTTACGACGTTCAACCTCGCCGTCACCAACGTCGTGATCCTGAACAACGTGCTCACCGTTACCGTGAGCAGCCTGTCCACCCTCGCCGTGGGAATGGGTATTCTCTTCGCCGGCATCGGCACCGCGACTTTTCTCAACAATCAGACCGTCCAGGTGACGAGCATAAAGCCTGGATCGGTCACCTTCTCCGCACCCTTCGCGCACGCGAATTATTCTTCGACGCCGGACACTGGTACGGCCAGCGTCGTCTCTTACATGCAGCCGGTGAATGAGAGTGTGCAGGTCCTCGCCGGCGGAGCGCTGACTTCGATCTTCGTGAACGGATCTGCAGCCTCGAATTACACGCTGGCCGCGCCATCGACGGTCGCGCCTTATGACGGCTATGTGATCCAGTGGAACTCGACCGGCGGATCGATCCCGGTCTCGACCGATTCGATCATCGCCAACTACACCTACTACTACGATTGCGAATTTGGCGAAGACTCGCTCGAATACGAGAACTTCATGCCTTATTTGTGGAAGGTGGGCGCGCTTAAGTTTCAGCAGGTGGGCCTGTGAGGAAGGTTTACGACACCAACGGCAACGACGTGACCTCGACCGTGCTGTCGTTTCTCCGCACCAACCGCACGCTCTACATGTGCGACCTGTTAAGCCTTTCGACATGGATCTGGTGGGCGCCGCAGATGTCGCCGCAGACAGCCACGTTTTATTTTTCCTTCGGCGATTTTCCCGTGCAGACGGGCTTTCTGCAGACCGGACCGGGCGCGCCTTCGGCGGCGCAGATGTACGGTAGCACCATCCCCGCGATCTTTCTCCCGCAGCCGATGACGCGCGACAAGTTCGAGTACGGCATCGGCTTCACCGCGCAGAATGCCGACATCGACTGGTTCTGCGGCGACACTCTGGTTCCGGTAGTGGTGAGTGGCTTGATGTCGCCCTACGTTTATGTTTCGGGTGGACTAAACAGCCAGTATCCGATTTCCGCGCTCGGCCACGGACAGGGCATTTCTCCCGCCGCAGTGCAGGTCAAAGCCGGCAGACGCATCTCGATCAAATGGGTGGGAGGGCTGGCCTCGGGAAGCGGATCGGGCGGCCTGAATAGCGGTTTCGGTGTAGTGGGCTTTGCGGGAAACTCGTCGGGTGTATTTCCCGGCGCCTACGTCCCGAATGTGACCGCAGCGCAATCGGCCGCCGGGCAGCCGTGGTTTGGTGCGCTGATCGGCGGATTCGCAGATTCGACCGGGCAACTGGTCGAGCCTCCGTTTTTGATTGGAACCGGTATCGACATCGACGTTCCAATCGGAGCAACCCAGCTACTGATGGGGATCAACGATAACTTCGATACCGACGGCGACAACATCGGGCAATGGCTGGTGCTGGTCTCAGGCGGCGGCTATTGCTCGAATCAGACGCAACCTACCTGGCAGCAAGGCCTCGCCGCCGGCATGTTCGACGAATGCTCCACCAATATCTACCGCGCGTTTTTTAACGGCGACCCCAAGCAAGGCGGCACGCTGCTAGGTACGACGCTGATGTATCGCGGCTTCATCCGCGAAGCCGAGACCGCGCAGGACCACGCCAAGCTCACGATTTCGAGCCTGCTCGATCTCTTCCAGGAAGTAAAAGTCCCCACGCAAATTATTCAACCGGGAAACCGCACCACGCCTTACGTTCCGAGCGGCGTCACCTACACGGTGAGTGGACTCGACACGATCAACAGCACGGCCAGCGTGCTGCGATTTTCATCCGGCGGCGGCATCGCGGACCACGCCCTACAAGATGCCTACCTGCTCACCGGCGGAGTTTCCTCCTGGACTCCGGTGAACGGCCAGCCTCCGCCAGTGTTTCTGAGGATCCGCGACAACGTCACCATCAGCGGCGTGCTCTACGTTTACCTCTACGAGCCGACCATCATTCCCATTCCGCAAATTGGCGCCGGATTCGGAGCGACCGGAGGAAGCATTTCGCTAAACGTCGGAATCCTGCTGCAGAAGCCGCTTTCGAACAGCTACGGCGCGCCGGGCTTCCCTAGTGTTCCCGTACCGGAGATCGGAATCTGACGTCATGACGCCAGAAGAGCAGCGCACGGCCGTCGTCAGAGAAGCGCTCACTTGGGTCGGGACCCCATTCCATGAACGCGCAGCGGTCAAGGGCGCGGGCGTCGATTGCGCGCGCTTCATCTCGGCGGTGTTCAAAAACGCGCTCGGCATCGACATGCCGGTGCCGGACGTCTCGCTGCAGTACAACCTGCACCACGACCGGGAGATTTATCTCGAAGAAGTGCAGAAGTATTTTCACGAGATCAAACCGCCGGTGCTTCCCGGTGACCTGATCATTCCGAAAATCGCGCGCATCCACTGGCACGGCTCGATTGTCGTCGAGTGGCCGAAGGTGATCTCGGCTCACGGACAAGCAGGCAAGGTGCTGGTATCGAATGCCGAAGTGGATGACTGGATTGTGGGACGGGAGTTGAAGCGCTTCAGTCTGTGGGGAACAGCTTCTCGCGTGTCACCTCTGTGATTTCGGTCTCGCTCACGTCTCCAACTTTAACGAACTCTTTGCGCCCAGTGGCCGAGAAGAAAAGCTGGCCGTTCACCAGCTTCACGCGACTTTCCTTAGTGACATTTCCTTCGCCATCGATACGGACCTCTGGTAGATCGCTCTCCATAACTCCCTCACTCTAGCATGTCGCACATCTTCAAAACCGGCCAGGGGCAGGCCTCTCAGGTCTACACCGCCATTCGTGTCACTGCCGCCCAGTACGGCCAGCCGATTCACGCGGTATACGGCCGCCGGCGCGTTTCCGCGCAATTGATCGACTGCAATAACTTCCAAAGCCACAACCAGTCGGGAAAGAAGAACAAGGGCAACAAGTTCTACACGGTCAACGCCGACTACATGATGGGCTACGGCCCCATGCAGGGCATCGCCCAGTTCTTCATCGACCGGAACTACTTTCAGGGTCAGTCAAACGGCGGCGCGGTCCCCTCCGATCCTTTCCAGCTTTCGCAGACTTTCACCTTCGCCGGACCCGCGACCACTTTCACCTGCACCGTCACTCCGACCTTTCAGCTGGAGATGATCATCGGCGTGGCCGTGCAGAAGTCGTTCTCGGTCACCTACAACGACTACGGCGGTCCGGGCTCGGTCACGCTTTCAGGGACCACGCTGCTTCCGCTCTACAACAATGCATTCCCTGCGCCTAATAACGGCACTTGGGCGAACGCGGGAATCGCTTATGCCTCCTACAATTCCACAGTTTCAAATACCACCGTCACCGTCACCTTCCCCACCGCGCAAACCGGAGTCACGATCATCGTGTACTTCCAGGCGGCGGGAAACTCGACGGGCTCGGCGCTGACAACGACCAACATTCAATTCGAGAAGCAGCTCGGCTCCGGCACCGAAGGCTCGCCCATCACCTACCCGGAATTCTCCGGCTTCGGGATGGTGAACTGGAACATGCAGTCGGCGAACGTGCTGCCGAACTTCGAGCCCGAAGCTTACGGGCTTTACGGCTACGGCCAGCACGGAGATGCCAACCCCGCCGACATCATCATCGACCTGATCTGCTCCGGCAGTTACGACAGCCTGGGAGCAAGCGCCACCTGGAACCACGGACTAGGGCTTTCGTCGTTCAACCCGGGCACGGCGCGAAGTTACTCGCGCTTCGGAGGGATCCTGCAGGACGAACCGAATCTTTTTTCTGGCGGGGGGACAAACCTTGGACTGAACGCGGTCCGCAACTACTGCCAGGCGAACGGTATTCAAATCTCGCAGGTGCTCGACGCGCAAGACACACCCGCGCGCTTTCTCGACGACCTCTGCGACATCGCGAACTGTGCGGCCGTATGGGACGGAGCGCAGCTGTGGTTTATTCCTTACGCGGAAGTGTCAAACTACGGCAACGGCGCGAGCTACGTAGCGCCCACGGCTTCCGGTCCGCTTGCGACGCTCACCACCAAAGACTTCATACTGGACAAGAACGCGCCGCCGCTGACAGCGCATCGCGCCCGCCCGCAGGACAACTGGAACTCGCTGCCCATTGAATTCAGCGACCGCTCGAACATGTACAACCGCAACTCGGTGACCGTCTCGGACGCCATGGACATCACCGTGCAGGGTCCGGTCCCAGGGGCGACCAAGAGCTACCCGGCCATCACCGACTCGAACACGGCGACGCTCGTCGGGCAGACGCTGCTCAAGCGCAATTTGATGGTCAAGCGGAAGGCGCTGAAGTTCAAGCTGCCCGCGCCGCATTGTCTGTGGACGCCGATGGATTTGCTTTTGGCGTCGGAGCCGGGACTAGGCAACACACCGGTTCCCTTCCGCTTCACCAAGCTGACCGAGAATCCGGACTTCTCCTGGGACTGCGAAGGCGATCCGTTCATCTACGGCGCCAGCGCGCCAATCATTCCGTCGGTTGCGGGCACTCCCCAGGCGCCGAATAACGTGCCAGTCGCAACCAACGTGGATCCAGGGACGGTGAACACGCCGATCATCTTCGAGGCCATCCCTGCGATTTCTTCCTTGCCGCAAATCTGGTTTGCCCTCTCAGGATCGTCGCAGTTCTATGGCGGCTGCCACGTGTATCTCTCGACTGACGGCGGCTCGACTTACAACTTAGTCGGCACCGCGGGCGGCTCGAACAACATGGGCGTGACTTACTCGGCCGATTACCCGAACCACGCGGATCCCGACGCCACCGACACCTTGAATGTCGACCTCACCGAATCGCTCGGAGCGCTGACTTCGTTCACCACTGGACAGCGAGACGAATTCCAGAGCCTGTGTTTGCTCACTCCGGGCGGCACGGTCGCACTTGCGAGCGGGCAGACACTCACCATTCCCTACGAGTTGGTAGCCTATGCGACCGCGACGCTTTCTTCGGCGAACAAGTACGCGCTGCCGCCGACCATCCGCCGCGGCGTCTTTGGAACGCCGACCGCCGATCACCCCATCGGGTCGAACTTTTCTTTTCTGAACGATGGCTTCATCTTCAAGCTGAACATGCAGCAGTCCTGGATCGGGCAGACGCTGCACTTCAAGTTCACTGCCTTCAACGTTTATGGCCAGGCGGAGCAGGCACTTTCGGCAGTCACCGATTACACCTTTACTCCGACCGGGCTGGTCGGCTGGAGCTGGACGCCGAACGGAGTCTCAGGCTCGGGCGGATCCGGGACCGGGCCCACCACCACGCCGGTGCCGACGGGCTCGATGTCCACTAGGGCCGACGAAGTTCCACCGTCCGGATCGGGTACGACTTACACCCTGGCGCATACGCCGCTCACCGGCACGCTCGAATTCTTTGTGGATGGCCAGCTGCTGACCGGTGGCGGAGCCGACTACACGCTCTCCGGAGTCACAGTCACCCTTGTGACCGCGCCACGCTCGGGAGCAAACATCCGCGCGACTTACTGGTACTAATCCCATGAACAAACGCTCACTAAAAGTCAAAGCTGTTGCCGTCTTCGCTTGCCTGGTTTTTCTCGTGGCCTTGCTCTACGCTGGGCCGTCGATCTTATCCGTGTATCAGGGTGGAACGGGAGCATCGTCGTTCACCGCACACGGCGTGCTGATCGGAGAAGGATCGAGCGCGATCGCGGCGACTGCGGCGGGAACCTCCGGCCAATGCTTGATTTCTAACGGAAGCTCCGCTGATCCGACTTACCAAACCTGCGCCGCAAGTGCCCACGGCATTGCTACGGCGCTCTCCTGCGCGGATGCGTCGGGTTCGGGCACGGCGCAAACCTGCACGACTTCACCCACGTTTACTCCGGCGGCGAAAGATTGCATCAACTACACGCCCGGAACGACGAACACGGGAGCGCTCACGCTGAACGTGAACTCTTCGAGCGCAGCGCCGGTGCAGAAGTGGCTGGGCACGGCGCTCGCATCCGGGGACATGGTTTCCGGAAAAACCGTGACCGCCTGCTATGACGGAACTAACTGGCAAGTGATGACCATCGGCAATGCGCCGAGCGGAGGCGGAGGAACAACAACGTGGATATGCGACCCCACGAATTATGTCTGCATGTACGATGATTTTCTTAGTTTCAATCCAGCAAGCTCTGACGGGACAATATTTTCCACAGGTCAGCTATCCTGGCGTCTTGGTTTAAGTGGTGGCGGAGGCACCAGTTTTGCGATTGATTCTGGGGCATACGGATCAATCCACCTCAACACGGGTTCCAGTTCTGGCAACGGCGATGAAATCAACGTGAGTGGCACGGGAACGCCTGGTGATGTCCCTTACAATGCGACGACCTTTGATGCCCGCATCAGATTCGCACTCCAGCAGACTACCTCTATTTCCGTGTTGCTTGGATTCGATGATCACACCACCATCGGAGAGCAGCACTCTAACTACATAGGAATCGCTTACGACACATCCCAGAGCGATACTGGATTCAAGTGTGCCGTAAAAAAATCTGGCTCAGCGACCCGGAGCTCCGTGTCGGGTACAGTTGACACTAACTATCACACGGCGCGCATACGTTCGACCTCGGCGGGCACGATTTTGTGCTCGATTGACGGAGGAACGGAAACGTCAGTGAATACCAACGTGCCAACCGCTAATCTAGTTCCTGGGCTAAGCGTGAGAACACAAACCAGTGGCATTCGCTCCCTTAACCTCGACTATTTCTGGCACTGGTATGCAATCAGCCGTTGATCGCTGCGGCAGCAGGCGCTCTCTCAGGTGAAGCGCGGGAAACTCGATGAGTTTTGCCATCACGACACCAGCTGCGATGCACAGAAGTACGCATGACCAGAACGAAACAAAGCAATCGCCTCGCAGCCAGCGCACGATCGGAAGATGCCAGATGTAAATCGAATAGGAGTATCGCCCAACACTGGCCAGAGGCCCGAGCAGTTTCCAGGGTTGGCGCGGAACCGCCCATGCTACGAGAAGAGAAAATCCGCACATTAAAAATGTGATTCCCACTCCCTGCATCAGTCGGGTATGTTCCTCGAAGATGAAAGCCGGAAGAGGGCATACTGCCAAGATCGGCATCCATCGCCAGTTGCTCAGTCTCGTGAATATTTGTTGCCGGAAGTGAAACCAGTAGCCAAGTGCAACTCCGCAGAAAAGGCTATCGATGCGTAGGTGGGTTTGAGAGAGCACCGGGCTGGTGCCGAGGGGCGTCAGCACACGCATGGTTAAACACGCGGCCATCAGTACCGCACAAATCCCGGGAATGAAGTGCAACCGGTTCTCTCCCTGGATGAGCCACCAGAGCAGGAGCGGGAGCATTAAATAGAAGTGCTCTTCGACGCACAGCGACCAGGTGTGCGAAGTGATGTCCGGTCCGCCCCAGTAGTTTTGCAGGAAAAGCGACCAGAACGCAAAAGCCTTAACGACAATCTTCCACGACAGCCCATGCCAGAGAGCGACCGCTGACACCGCGACGATGAGGGCATAGAACGACGGCCAGATTTTGAGTCCTCGGCGAAGAATGAAACGATCGATATTCAGGTCGCCGTTCGCTTTGTATTCCTGAAAAAGAAGGCTTGAGACGAGAAAGCCGCTTAGCACGAAGAAAAGATCAACGCCGATCCAGCCTGCCCGATTCCACACGTGGTAGTAGGTCAGATGGTTGCCAAAAACCAGCAGAATGGCCACGCCGCGCAGCACGTCAAGAGCTTGATTACGGGAGTTCATTGATGGCAATTTAGTTGCGAAGTCCAGCACTCGGCCGATGCAGCCACATCCTGAGAGAGCGAACCAGAGCTGGCGACAGTCGCGAACAAAAGGAGCATGGTCAGCAGAATGATTTCAACCAACCCGACGCGATGCGTCTCTTCGCGGTGATGCTCGACGGGGGATTGGTCGTGACTCGGCATTATGCACTCCGGTGTACACCACGGTACACGCTCACGTCAATATGCAAGATTTTGCGGCCTGAACAGGGGAATCGAGCAGCGATCGGGCAGCTAGCGCAGTCTGCCATCCGAGAGAGCGGCGCGCACGAAAAAGTGAGTTTTGTTACGAAAACGGAACAGGACTAGCGAGCGGGCTTGTGTTTCTTAGCTTTGGGGCGGTTCCAGTAGGGTGATTTGCACTTCGCGCAGCGGGGGGGAATGTGATCCGACTTCCACTTGTGGCCACAGACCTCACAGGTGCATTGATAACGCTTTTCGACAACAGTCTTGACGCTCACTGGCACGCACTCCGGTGTACACCGTAGTGCTGGAGGATGTCAATGGGGGATGTTTTAGGGAGAGCGGCGCTAGGCGGCTTCCACACGCCGTGCACGTCCGGGAGATGGGTTAGGGGCGGTCATGGCTTATGATTGGCCGCTTTCTCGACTGCTTCGCTCATCAGCTGCTTGCAATCGGCATCGTTGATGTGGAACTTCTTGCAGGAGCCGAACAGACCGTACAGACATTGCGCGGTGTTTGAGGAAACGGAGCACACCTTCACGCCGGTGTCCATCAGATCGTGCGCAGCCTTCCACTCGTATTCATTGGCGGTCGACCTGGTCGTGTACCAGCCGTAGAGACGGGCTGCGCCGAAAGCCAATCCGGCGGCCAACAGAACGCCTAGCGTGATTTGCAGCACCAGCTTCACAAGCGACTGAACTCTACCCCAGCTGCTCACCTCCCGACAAGCTGAAAAGTTCTGCACTCCCAAGGTCCTGAGAAAGCGGACATTTATGACCGACGATCAGAAACAATTTCTACTCAAGGCAGCTGCGGCTGCGAAGCAGTCAGGGCACGTCTTTCCTGAAATGGCTGCCTGCGAAGCCGCGCTCGAATCGGCCTTCGGCAAGTCCGGCCTGGCCACGCTCGATAACAATTTGTTTGGCATGAAGCAGCACAAGCACCCGATCTACGGCACCCACATCCTGCCGACCCGGGAATTCGAGAATGGCCAATGGGAAGTGGTGAACGCCGCCTGGGTGCACTATCCCGATCAGGCTTCGTGCTTTGCCGATCGGATGGCTACATTGCAGCGCCTCGCCCCTGTCTATCCGCACTACGCGGCCGCGCTCGATGCTTCGGACCGGGACACCTACATCACCGCAGTCTCGCAGACCTGGTCCACCGATCCGAACCGCGCCGCGAAGGTGCAGGCGATCTATGCCGAGATGGTATCGGACTGGGACGCGACCGCATCTTCGACAACGGCCGTTTAGTGCGCTGGATTCTCTGGAAGCTTGAGTACTGGCTTTCGTGGCGACGGCGCCGACTCGCCGAATCGGTTTTCGCTGATGCACGGGCGCTGGCCGGACTAAGGCTGGAGCAGTTCAACGCGGATCGCGAAATCTATCCCGAATGACTCCCCAGCAAATTGTCTTGCTCTCGGTTCTGGCAACCTCCGGCCTGGTCGTGATGTGGGCGACCTTCTGGCGAACGGTGGCGAAGTCGGGCGGAAACATTCATGAGGTTCTGCTGAGCCCGGCATTCTTTCGAACCGTCTGCGTGATGGGGATCATCGCGGCAACCGTGGTACTGAGTTTGGCGGGACGGCTCGAAGGAAATATCACGGGAGCGATCTTGAGCGGGATCGCGGGCTACGTGTTAGGCGGACTTCGGCAGGAGACAAAATCGTAATTCAAAGGGGAGACAGCAATGCACGAGACACATTTTCAATCGCAGTTCACGGCCGCAGCGGTCCTTGAGTACCTTCTGCACTTCTTACAGAAGTGGTCGAAGACCCCGTGGATCACCGAGCACACGGAAAAGATCACCATCGCCTGCAGGACCTCGTTCGCGTTCGCCGCCACGCTTGGCATCAACTGGAAATACAGCGGCGACACGCACACCCTCGTCATCTCGGGGCTTTCGGCCATCGTGATCATCACCGGCCTATGGCACGTGGTCTCTCAATACGCGATGCAGCATGCCTTTGGCGGACTGGTGCGATCGGGGAACCTCGAAAAGATCAAGGCGATCGTGCAGGCGGCCGTGGCGGAGGCGATCGCGAATCAGATCGTGCCGACGCAGGTCGCGACGAAGCAGCCATGAACCGCCTCGTCGCATTCGGAAAACTGCTCGCCCTGCTCGCCTGTAGTTTCACTCTAGTTACAGTTGGCCTGTTCGCGCTCCAGCTCCGCCGCACGGCCGCAAAGCTGGGCGACGTGGCCGACGAGACGAAAACGGCCGTAACCGAAACGAACCAGCGGATCGGCGAGACGACCAAGCAGCTCGACCTGGTCCTTTTGCAATCGAGCGAGACTATGAACCAGGTGCGGCACGTCTCGATGGACGAGCGGGAATTCGCGCGATCGGCGAACGTGAAGACGCTCGCCGTTCTCGCGCGAACCGATTCCCTGCTCTCGCACGTGAGCGACACCGTCGACTCAATGGACGCCTCCCAGCAGCAGATCGCCAAAGCCTCGGTCGCAGCGCTTCAGTCTCTGCGTCCTGCGGCCGAATCGAGCGAACAGGCGATGGCGCAAGCCGCAGCTGATCTCGAATTACTGAACACGATCCTCCGAGATCAGAACATTCCCGCAACGCTCGCGCACGTGAACGACACCAGCGCCCACCTAGACTCCATGTCGAACAATCTCGACCAGGCGGTGAAACGCTGGACCAGGCCGCGCTCGCTTTTCAAGTCTCTGCTCTTCGGAGGCCTGGACACAGGTTCAAAAGTAGCCGTGATGGTGAAGTAGCAAGCCTTCAAATTCCACAAATCCAAAACTCAGGAGAAATTCTCATGTCACTCAAGACGAAATTCGTTTCCTTCGCGCACGCGATCGCCGCTGGCGCCAAATACTTCGAGACCGGCGTGCTCGATGGAATTAAGTTCGCCAACAAAGCCCAAGCCGTCTCGCCGGAAGTAGAAGCAGTGATCGGCGCCGTGGCCGGTCCACAAGCAGCGCAGATTTCCGATCTCGCCTTCCACGCGCTCGGTTCGCTCGCCGAAGCCGCGCAGACGGTGAACACCGATGCCGTGGGCGACGTTGCCGCCAAAGGGTTGAATGTCCAGCTCGACATTCAGACCATCAACGACATCAAGTCGGCGGCCGCAACCATTCAGACTGTGCTGAAGCTGCGCGGAACCCCAGCTCCGGCGCCATCGCCTTCATTGTCACCAGCTCCGGCCGCACCTGCCGTTGCCGGGAAGTAGTCTTCCCAGCACCTTTTCTGTGGCACCGACTTCGTTTTGCGGATTAGTATGTGCCGCACACGGAGGAGGGAAAAACAATGGTTCGAGGAAAGTTCCGAGTCACCAAGATCGCCGACACCTGCTACAGCGGAGGCAAGGAAGTCACGCTCTCCGCTGAGTACGACAACACACTCGAAGAAGACCGCCGTTTCGCCAAAGCCACGCCCAGCGCATCGATTACGATGTTCATCGATAATCCTCCTGCGCTTGAGCAGCTGAAGTTGGGCGGCTATTTCTACGTCGATTTTTCCGAGGTGCCGAAGAAGGAAGAAGCGGCAGCCTGAAACGAAGTCCATCTGTTGGCCACTGGCAAGGACTCAGCCCACGATTGAATGCAGTGCAAACGATCAAATGCTGACCTAGCAATGGCAGCCTAATCCGAGGCGGGAGCGGAAATGTGACGCCGCTCCCAATCCGGCACGAAAACCGAATGCAAAAGTCTCTCGGCCAACTCGCGTACGAAGCCTACTTCGAATTCTCGAATGGGAAGTCACTGATTTCCGGCGCACCTTTGCCTGAATTCGCCGCCCAGCGCGAAGAGGTAAGAGGCGCATGGGAAGCTGCATCCGAAGCGGTCACGGCTGCGCTACTCAAGAAGCCGCCGGAGTCCGCATGACCCCAGCCGCTCCCACTCCCGCGCGCGTCGACGAACTGGCGATCGAGCACAACGCGCTCGAATCGAAGATCGAGGAAATTCAGAAAGCCGCCAAGGAGGAAGCTAAAGAGCCGTCCGAGAAACTCACGAAGCTTATCGCCGAACTGAAAGCTCTCGTTGAATCCTTCGGTTCCGCGCACGAGAAGAAATCCAAACTGCTCAGCGGTCTCGAATGGGAAATGATGCTCACGCACTCTTCGAGCGTCGGGATCGACAATGCGGCGGTCGAACGATTCTGGGCGTGGGCAAAAAAGGAGAGGGCGAAGAAGGCCATCGTCGAGTCGCTGTTCGTCTCTGTTAAGCGCTGGGAGCTGACTCCGAATGCGACCGTACTGATTCAGGCGCCGAATATCCCGCTGGCAGCAAAGCGCCTATTCTCCGCGTGTCTGAACATCACGCCCAACTCTCCGCGCTTCAAGGTAAGGCCGAGGAAGAAAGAAGCGCAGGAGAAGACCGCGTGAAGTCCTTCGCCACAATTCTCTACGCGATCGCGCTCGCCGGCGGCACGATGTTTTTTCTGGTGATGATAATGGAGGTCGGACGGTGAAGCCTCTTACCGCACTTGTCCTGTTGCTGTGCTTGACCGAATGCGGCATTAATCATGAACCAGCGGTCACGATAACCGGATACGTTCGCGCCCAGAACTGGGACAGCTGCGAGTTCACAATGGAATTTCCCGACGGGAGTGTAAAGCGTATTCAAACCGACTGCAGCTCTCGCGCGCTATGGAGCGGCATGCACGCCGAAATCACGATGCAGCTCGAGGATGGAATGAACGGCTGCGGCTGTTATCGATTTCTCGGAGTGAAACGTTTGCCGTGAAGAAACCCTCCCAGCCCATTCCCATCCCCGCCCGCAGACGCCGCGCTGACCGCGTGATTCCACCGAAGGCCGCGTGAAATGGCGGAAAGCACTACATCCACGGTTAATGCTGAAACCGTTCCGCGTTCTGAATTTATCGCCGTGCTCCGCATGCTGGTACGCCGCGCAACCTGGCGCGACAAATGGCGAGCCCGCCGCATCGCTGGGCACTGGCTGAATTGTGCAAAGCGCGAAATATTGATCGGTTAAAAAGTCATCTACCCCAACCCACTTCCTGATTGCAAATTCTCCGTTTTGCGGATTAGTATCCGGGCTGCATGGTGAAATCGCCTAAAGGTGGCCGTCCTCGCGGCTCCCGCAGCAGCTACAGCAAGACCCGCCGTCGCTCTGGCGACGTGGCCGGCCAGAAGCGCGTCACCTTCCGCTTTGCATCCGACGCGCAGCGCGCCTTCGCCGAAGAAGCCGCCAGCGAAACCTACCCTGATATTTTTCCGAAGTTCCGCCTGACGATGTTCCTGAACGAAGCCGTACTCGAGAAGGCCGAGAAAGTGAACGGCCGCTCTCGCCCTGCGCTTCCCGCCGAAGAAGCCGCCACTGAAGCGGTCCCCGCCTGATCGTTCTGTAAAGAACAGTAAACATCCCTCCACAGCCTTGTGGCACTTTCGTGCCATTCGGCAAGCTAAGTAGCACTCGTATAAACTTCCCTTCGCTACTTCGCCCCACTTCCCCGGGGCGCCGTCAGCTATGTCTATGAATCGGTAGAAAGGAGCGTGACCACTTTCAAAATTTGGCAGGAAGCCCGTTTTCCACAACTTTTATTTCCGAAGCCCTCTTGGCAATTGTTTTTCCCGTAGCTGCTGCTATAAGTCTCGCTTGCTGCGAAGCCCGAGCTGGGCCCGCGCAACCGTGAAAACTCTCCGAAGGGGTGTGGTCTTCCGAGACCTAACCCCTCGTGTTTCACCACTTCCACAATGGGGAGATGACGGAGTTGCGCGGCGAAGGTACGGCCTATAAACAAGACGGTTCACGGTTCTGGTGGATCCAGTGGTACGTCCAGGGCAAGCGGTTCACCGAATCTTCGAAATCCGAAGACGAGAAAGTTGCGCGGCGCCTGCTGCGCAAAAAACTCGCTGCGGTTGAAGCCGGCGAACTCACCAGCGGATCCCGTGACACGCTGCTCTCGCTCTACGAAGCGCTCGAGCGCGACTACACCATCAACCACCGCAAGGACCTCGCCAATCTTCAAAGCCGCTGGGCGAACCATCTGAAGCCCGCCTTCGCCGAGAAAACCGTCTCGACCATCGACCAGGCGTCGATCTCCGAATACGTCGCCACGCGCCAGGAGCAAGGCGCCGCGAACGCGACCATCAACCGAGAGCTCGCGATCGTGAAGCGCATGTACAAGCTCGCGGTGAAAACCGGCCGGCTGAAAGTCGGACAGCAGCCCTACATCGAAATGCTCAAAGAGCGGAACGTGCGCAAGGGCTTCGTGAAAGACGAGCAATACGAAGCGCTGGTCCGGGAAACCGGCAAGATCGGCCTGTGGCTGCGCGCCATGTTTGAACTCGCCTACACCTACGGCTGGCGCAAGTCGGAACTTTTGAACATGAAGGTCGCGCAGATCGACATCCGCGAACGCTTGGAAGATTGCGCGGTCCTGCTCAACCCGGGCGAAACGAAAAACGATCAGGCACGCACCGCGCCCATGACCGAACGCGTGCGCGAACTGCTGAAAGCCTGTATCGTCGGGAAAACTCAGGACGACTACGTGTTCACCCGTGAACGCGACCACCGCGGGCGCAAACCTAAGACCGCGTACATCGTCGACTTTCGCGACGACTGGAACCGCGCCTGTGTACGTGCCGGCGTGGGAAAATTCTTCTGCCTAGAGCACAAGCTGGAACTGGTGAACGAAAGCTGCCCGACCTGCGGCGAGGTGAGGGACGGCGGCCGCTACTACCAAGGGCTGCTCGTTCACGACCTGTGCCGCACCGGAATCCGCAACATGCGCCGCAACGGGATCTCGGAAAAGGTAGCGATGACGATCGCCGGCCGCAGAACGCGCAGCGTGTTCGAGCGCTACAACATCGTCGACCCGAACGACCTCTCCGAAGCCGGCCGCATCATGAACCGCGCTTCGCTGACCCGCCCGCGCACCGACTTCCGCCAACTGGACATGTCCTTCCAGTCGGAATCGAAACCCAACTGAACGACTTTAGGTATAACTAAAGCGGGGAATTCCGCTATAGAACCGTCGAAGCTCCGCGCGCTATAGCTGCCCGGAGAACCGTCATAGAACCGCCGAAGGGGGATTTTTGTGCCTTGTAAGTGACGAAAGAACAACGACTTTCGTAATCGGTTTCGCAAACCTGCGGATTAGGAATCCGAGGGTCTGTGGTCATGCTTACGACTTTCACCAGAGAACCGTCAGAGTTTCCACCTCGCTTTTCCACGTGACCAAAGATATTCACAGGACGAATTGTGTTGACACGAAAAACTTAGCGTGAAACATTGAATGCGCTCGCGGACGTAAATTTCTCAGCATTCCGCGCAAGGTTTGTGGCCGTCGAAATCCTCCAGGATGATCACGGCATCTTGAAAAGCTGCGAAGCCCGCAGAGAGTGGGGCGACGCAGTTGGTTGATTGGCCTTCGGATTTAGGGGTGGATTTCTAATCCGAGGGTTGCAGGTTCAAGTCCTGCCGCGCCTACCAAGTTCGAACCGCGCCTTCTGCGCGAGGCTCGCCTTTCTCTTCCATCTGGCCGAGTCGCACGTGGTCTCCGCTCTCTCATAGTCCGGCACAGCGGTTCAGCAAGATGGCGCATTTTGGCGCTTTCACCCAACCAGCGTTTCCCACCACAATTTTTTCGTGAGCTCGTCTTCGCTTCGTAAAGGAAATGCAGGAGCCCGTTGCCCCTATTGTGTCGAAGGCGATAAGTTTCGCCTGATGATTCCAACCGATGGCGGCCACTCGTGCGCGAACTGTGGACATTCCGCATTCGCCACAGGATCTTCTCTTACCTGCGAGTGCTCGAAATGCACGCAGTACGCGCGGCCGCCGGCCGTCTCTCAATAGACGTACTGGGCTGGCACACAAACGAAATGCGCCGGACTAAGTAGGAGTTGCCGGCGTAAGCGATAGTTGCGATCGCAACTATCGCAGCGTAAACTTTCAATATCACCTTTTCGTTCGTGTGTCGGGGAGTGGCTCAGCCTGGTAGAGCACCTGGTTCGGGACCAGGGGGTCGGAGGTTCAAATCCTCTCTCCCCGACCATATCTAGTTGGTCCGGCCCGGAGACATGGGTGACAGAATGTACCGGCTACATGGGTAACACTTTCGGGCCGAAGGGATTTTCCAGCGGTTCCAAGACTCTGGTCTCCAGATCGAAGTAT